TGTATTGCTCTAAATACCAATCCATAACAGCACTTGCCTGCTTTGGGAGTATCCCATTCTTATGAGCAGCTTCCTTAAACTTAGTCAGAAAACCCTCATCAAGTTTCCCGCCGTGATCAATTTCCAATTCATACTCTTCAAGGGTTTCAGGCAAACCAAGTTTCTTATAAACTTTTTGCCAGTCTTCCTCAGACCCATGCTGATCGGGAATTACAATCTTATTCTTACCCACCATTTTTTGAGCCTCAATAAAAGACTTCACCATGGTAGGAATGTCATGCATAGTCTTTAAAGAAGCATGATCTTTTAAATCCTCGGGCAATGTACTCGCCCAATCCTCAGGCAGCCTATGCCAATCAGGTGTCTGCGTAGCACTCTCAGGCTTTGCCTCGGGAGCCGGGGCCCCCTCCTTTTCATTACCAAAGTTTAAACTTCTAGGCGGCTGCTCGCCAGTACTCTCTTCTTGCTCAGATGTCATATCGCTCATCTTGTTTCTCCTCTACGTATTCTCTCATTTTTATGGGGTCCATTTTTAGCAAAGAAAGTATACGCAAAACTGTGTTTCGCTCACCTTCCCTTAAACTCGATAAATGTTGATTTGTAGGATGAAACAAAGGCTTAAGCACATAATGCACCTCTATCAAATCTGCCAGCACGCGCTTTCCTGCTCTCGTGGAAAAAATTTGCTTGTAGTCCTTAACGCGCGCAATAGCACGCTGACTTCTTTTCTTTAACTCTATACTATCAGACATTATCCCTCTTCTATTCTTGAGCTTGCTCCATAGTAGCCATTGCAGGAACACCTTTTATCGCATTCTCTGTTTGCTGCTGCTCTTGTTGAGCCTGCATTGCTTGCTCTTGAGCCTGTGCTCTTTGCTCACGCAGACTAACAATTTCTTCCTCAGTACGCAAAATCTCTTGAGGGAATCCATACCCCTCAGCAATAACACGTACAGCTATGTCGCCATTAAAATTATCCAAAACAGATTGATCCGCAGCCACAAAAGGATTCACAGCCTGCATAGTCTGCATAATAGTCTGCATATCATTCACCCGTTGAGCCTTAGCAACCATAGACGAGTAATTCACATCAAGTGTTCTACCCTCTAAAGCCTCAGGAGCCTGATCAATCATCCCAGCTCTACTCATTATCTCAAAAACTCTGCTCACCATAGGACGCAAAAACTCAGCCTGCTGACGCCCAAGCATAGGACCCAACAAACGCATCTTCTCCTCGGTCCTTTGCAAAACCTCGGTGGCGGTCATCTGAGGACCCGCACCCAATTGTAACTGGTCTACAAAGAACGCTTCACGTACACGCTGCCGACGCTCCTGCATTGCCTGAAATCCAAAGTCAATACGAGCATCATTGAAAATAGGCTCAATTCGATCATTGGTTCCAGACCTATAATAATTTAACCCAGAGGGGCGCGTATCTATAGGATGAATAAACCCGTCATCAGGTAATTGCAAAGGAGGATCGACAGTCTTCTGAGCTCCCTTAAGCGTAGTCTCCGTCATTTTATTAAGAGTCTTCGCATCAGGAAGTGCATTCATTCCAGGAGACCTACCGTAAATCTCCCCCGCCGCCTTGGTCCAACGCGCCACTACATAAGGAAACTCCCTATAGTAATCCAAACGAAGCTGCTTCTCACTCTCCGCGCAAATAATATATTGAGATATATATCTTCTACTATCTTTAAAATTATTGTCAGCGACATCCCTAGGATATACAGCATTAATAATCTCAAACTTTATATTTGTATTCTTCTCCCAAGCAGTCTTCAAACTCTTAGACATCTCAAGAACTTCAATACCAAACTCCGCAACAATAGCTCTAATGTTCCATTTAAACTTACGGTACACTTCATCAATAACGCCTTTGTTATTCTCAGAAACATAAACCTCTCTGATATGCTTCGTACTAAAACGAACTATCATCTCATCGTCTTCTTCAATCGACATCGAACTAGTTCCCAAACATGTCAAATCCAAATAATACTGATGGACCTCCGTCTGAAAATTAGAATTATTCATAACATTATGAATCTTACGCGTCTGCTTTTGCAACCAAAGCCTAACAGCATCCAAGCGGTCAAGCTCCTTATCACCCGTGGTCAAATCAAACCAAGTCGTAGAAGGATTAGTTAGCAAACCGTGCATCGCACCCGCCAACAACTCATTGGCCTGTATCGCAGAATTATCCAAAATGATCGTGTTTCTCTTGGCCCCTGGAGTGATTACAACATTGATATCATTTCTATTCGGCAAAATATAATCCGCAAGCTCTTGCCAATGATTTTCCCAAGTCGCTCTCTCAGAATGCAAATGATTAAATCTTTCCTTAACCTCACCGGGCTTTAAAACCTGCTTACCTTTTTTCACCGTCTACCTCGTACTATGCCTGGCATAGAATTTTTAGCGTCAAACACACTGGTATTAGCAGAGCCCGATCGACTGTTATTTGTATTCGTAGAAGCATAAAAAGCATTCGCCGTGTCCTTTTTATTACGCTCCGCACCCATGTCCACACCCATGTTCTGCGTGGATCCTAACCTACCCGTAACATTTCCCTGCAGCAAACTGGTGCGCTCCTCTAATGCCTCAAGACGAAGCTTATTCTCTTTTTTCTGATCAGATATTTTATCCGTGTATGTCTTATATAAAGAATTTAAATCAGAATACTTAGGATTCTTACCACCGGTGTAAAAACCCTTCTTAGGATCAAAGGTGCCATAGTTAGAAAAGAAATCATTTATCTCATTAAGATACTCTGTCTTCTGTCCCTGATTTAATTCATCACTGCGCTTTATAGTATCTTGCAAATAACCCTGAGATAAAAGCTCGTAACGAGTGGTATCCTTCATCTTATCAATATCTATACTCTCAAAAGTACCCGTGCCCCGGCCCTGCCTATCCATTTGATCCACATACCCTTGCGCCGACATTCTTGCTTTAGCCATTACGACCCCCTAATCCAAAACATTATAATCCACTATTGCCTTGCGCGGCAAATTTGCAGAAATAGATCTTCTTTTATTGTCAATATTACCCATCGAAAAAGTCCTTAAAGAATCAGCCCCATGAGAAGCCCAATTATGCAAAGGCTTAGACGAGAAAATCTTATTCTTAGCATCCCACTTCCGCTCATAGTTTTGCAAACATGATATCCCACGCGCACATTTCACTGCGTCAAACCAAGTCTTAGGTATCAACACACGGGTAGCGTTTATCCCATCCTCTAACTTCTGCCGGGGTACAACCCTAGGACGCACACCCTGCAAAATAAGAGTCTCTTCACGAGTCACACCCGTACCAAGCTCCCGAGCCTTCGCATCATGAGGCACAAAATGGTCCCTATAAGAATAACCCCTCTTGCGAAGCTCTCCCGCGTAATATGCAAGGTCACGACCACTATCCTCCAAATAATCAATAGCATGATACTCGTTACCCACCTGCTGCAAAAACCAAATGGACATAGAATCCCCTATACCCAAATCCCAAGCAGTATCAACAGGCACACTGCGCTCATAGGGTACAGACGTCACACGCCCCGCCTCCACAGCAGCCTCCATCTCTTTGCCATAATACGCGCCAACAAGTGCCGCCGTAAAAGAACACTCATACTCTTGAGCATACTCCTCCTCACTCATAGTCGCGCGAGCCTCTTCAAGCTCCTTAGGATGAATCACCCCAGTTTCAGAAGCCTTAAAACACTTGGCATACCAACCAGGAGTCTTCAAAGCATGTTGATAAACATCATAAAAATGATTCTGACCCTTAGGAGTACCAATAAATATCGCCCACCCCAAACGATCAGACAAAGCAGGCCGTATAACCTGACTCCAAACATACGGGTCCATCTCCGCATACTCATCCAATAAAACGCCATCCAAATAAAGCCCCCTAAGACTCCCAGGATTATCAGCTCCCAATAACATAAAACGAATCCTATCCCCACGATCAGGACGAGGGATATCCACACGAAGCTCTGCCTCATTATAAGAAACCCCAGGAATATTTTTCGTGTACTCCTTCAAATAATCCCAAGCTACACGCTTTGCCTGCCCATAAAAAGGAGCCAAATACGCATACTGAGGATTCTTTAAAAGATTCCTAAGCCCCCGATCTATAAGCTCATTTAATGCCAAAATAGTCTTGCCAAAACGACGATGGCAAACTAATACAGAAAACCTTGCAAGCTCCCGATGTATCTGATCCTGGAACCTGCGAGGAGTATACCCCGTTGTTACTTTATGTATTTTTCCCATCCCTTAACCCATAATCCCACAGACTTAAAGATCTACCAAATTTAATTCAACATAAAGACAATGACCCGCATCATCTAAACCAAGCATGATCTTACCCTCACGACGCAAATACGCCGCCGCCTCATGCTCAATACCAAACTCACGTTCCAGAACCTTCAACACTTTCCCCTGCGAGCCTAGAACTCGGGTAACCTGAGGCATCCCCGACGGTACCCTCCACAACATCGGTATCGTTACCAACTCGTACGCTCTGCTCTGAGGACTCCACATCATCTCCATCGACTTTTTCCGCATCAAGCACTCCTTCATCATCTTGTCTCCTTATCCCAGTATCCACAATCATCGTCATAGCCGTGACAGTAGCGTCAACCCTCTGACGAGCAGAGTAAATCTCAGGATCATCCTTCTCAGCAGCCCACTTCAACGTGTCCACTAGCAAACGCTTACCCGCAACTATCTCCGATAACTCACCATCGGCAGACTCCGCAACCTGTAAAGCATTATCACGCATCAACTCCGCTCGCACGCGACGAGCCTCCCGAATAGCAAGATCAAAATCAGAATTCTTGCCACGCCAAATAGACAAAGTATGAAGATCAGGAAACCCCGGAACCTTAGACAAATCACTCATCGCTACACCATTAACTATCTTCTGCACTATCAAATCACCAAGTACCGGGGAGTAGGGGATCTGCTTCTTTATTCCCAAAGACTTTGCAAGATCAATCGTGTTCTGCACAAGGTACGTCTTGCCATCCACAACATGCTCAACAAAACTTGTTCGGGGGAGCGGAGTCATATCCTCTTGGATAGCAACCACGATACCAGTTAATGCATCAATCTCCTCTACCAAACCCGACTTACCAATACGGAAAAATGTATGATGCTCGTGCTCGTTAGCAACCAACTCGCTTGAAGAAAACTCACGCATACTTGAATCTTTTTTTATTGAATCTGAATCTTTGCCCGACAATTTACCCCCAAAAATTAGAAAGGCTGCCCGCTACCAAAAAAGGGGATAGCTCTTTTGCTTCCCGCCGTATTGTTTAAAAGCAGCGGGGGTGCGGGCAGCCTCCCAAACGATATAGTATAACATTGAGTCCTTTGCGAGGGAATGCGCTCTGCGTCAATTTATGCTGGGGGAAACTTGTCCCAGTTGGGGAGTCGTCCGTATACGTCCACGCCTTGCTCGGAGTTTTGGGGGGTACCCCCCCTCTTTAAAAATAAGATTCGGCGCGGTTTTTTGTCCTATATAATGTATGCGCCTCAATCAATCTAATAGGCCACAAGCCCTTAAGCCCACACTGCCTACAT